TCATTCCAGTAATATTTTTTCTATCTTCGCCTAATTGTCCTTGTAACCAATGTCCTACAAATAGAAAACAAAATGATTCTTTAATATCATGTAATCCGGATATTTGAGATGTAGTATTATTTTTATTATATATAATTTCATTAAAATATTCTGGAATAACTTTTATTGTAGTAGTAATTGTTAAATTATGTTTTTTAGCTGTATTTTCAAATGATTGTTTAGTAAAATTAGATGGAACTATTATTAATTGCATTTTATTAATTGATTCTATCCAAGCTTCAGGACAAACATCTCCTTCTGTGCCGGCTGTTACTCCTATACTAAATTTACCAACTGGTTGAAATTCATTTGGAACTGTAATTTGTACCCATATGTCTGGTTGTTCTTTTAATGGTAATGGGACTATATTACGCATCCATTCTTGTGGGATTGGATATGTAAATGGGGTATGTCCCCATGGCATTGACACTAATTTTATATTCCATTCATTACTTTTAAATTTAAATGCATTTGTAATAAATTCTCGCGCGTGATGTCCGTAACCTGATTGTGTTGCTACTGGACTTGAAATTATACATGTTCTCATACTATACCCATTTCTTTATATGTTACTAATTCTACTTTACTTAATGTATATTTTGGCCTTTTTTCTTTTGGATTATCAAATAAGAAATTCATCATTTCAACCATTTTATCTGCCATCTGTTTTGCTGTTAATCCATTTTCTAAACAAAATTTACGACCTTCCAATCCAAATTCGTTTCTATTTATTGTTTCTAGATCATACCATTGTCGAATTGCATCCCCAACATCTTCAAATTTTACTCTATCATCAAATATATATGGTGTTTGTGGCGATCCTTGTAATGATCTATTAGACGGAAATACAGGTTTTGCCCAACTACCATGTTTTTTATATTTTCCTTCATGATTAGTTGAGAATGAATCATCAAATGTTATCCATTCTCCGTTTTCATCTTCAAATCTACATTGATCTTGTAATCCGCCAGTAACAGTATTAACAATAGGAGTACCTGCTAATAATGATTCGGTGCTACTTAGTCCCCAGCCTTCATTAGATGCAATATTTACAGTAACATCTGCTACGTTATACATTGCGTTTAGGTCTCCCGCTCCTACTTTTGCTTCTGAAAAGAATATTTTACATTCTGGAGCTATACTCGCCCAAATAGCTCTTAAGTCTGTACCATTTTGATCTGATATTTGAGTATGCATAACTAATGCAACTTTATCTTGATCTTTTTTTGGCAAATTATTTCTAAAATGTTTAAATGCTAAGATTACATCAGCTGGAAGTTTTCTCCTTATATTTCTATTGTTCCAAAAAACAACAAATTCCACATTATTTTTAACTTTAATTTCATTATATGCTTTTTGATACAATTCATCATCTTCTGGTATTGGTTTAAATTTATCTGAATTTAATCCATGTGGAACAAAGCCAGTAATAATTTTATCCCATTCTAAATTAGGAGTTTTTGTATTATCTTCTACATCATAATCATACACCCCATATCCGTTCTGTCTCAACACTTCTCGATGTATATTATCAGATTGTTTAGAAATTCCCATTATTAAGTCACAGCTACCGTAAAATGGTGAATTCCACATAGGATATGGTAAATCGTCCCAAATTGAATAATATACAATTGGAGTGCCATATGTTGTTTTTATTTCATGCTCTAGTTGATATAACCAACCCCAATATCTAGGATCAGTGAAATGAAATATAGCATCTGGTTTTTCTTTGTTTAATATTGAAAATAATATATTTCTATCTCCATACCCATTATATGGTATAATTTTAACATCTGCATCTTCAACGCCAGTTTCTTTTTGTACATCTGCAGACAAATCGAATGCTTTACCAGCATCAGGATGATTTACTGCGGCTCCAACTTGTATCCAATCATAATGTTGTACAGTATTTAAAACAATTTCTTTTGATATTGTTCCAATTCCAGATGGTAATCTAAAATCATCTGATAATAACAATATTTTTTTCTTTTTTGGTTTTGTAGGATCTAGTTTTCTTAATTTTGGTAACTCCATTAATTTCCTTATAACTTTGATATAAATATTAACCTAATATAACTACTGGCTTATTTAGTTTTTGTATTTTACTATACGCCGTTTGCAATTGGGGATTCATTTTGTTTTCATTATTTAATACTATCATATAATCACAATTTTCTGCTAATATTCTCATTCGATGTAATAGTTGAGAAAAGTGATATGATTTTCCATAGTATGATTCAGGTAATGCTGAATATAAATTTCTTCCAGTATATGATGGATTATATTCTTCATACTTTATACTAAATTCTAATGCAAATTTTCTAATCATGAAATTTGCTCCTTCAGTGCCGCCGGCTCCTACTATAGTTAATTCGTTTTTAAACTTTTGTTTTAGCTCAGTTAAAACTTTCTGAACTTTTCTTTTATTTTGCCATTCTTTATTTCCAATTACAGCTATCTTCATTTACCCGTTAATAACTGTTTTTGTTTTTAGGTTTTTAGAATCGGCAGTATGTGCTAACATCATTTTTAATGAATCTAGTTTGCCTTGTGCATCTGCAAATTTTGCTATAAAGTTATCAATTTCTGTAACTAAATCTGGATGTTCGCCTATGCCAACTGAATTGTTTAAATAAACATCTAATTTTGCTACTGCTTCTGCTTTTTGTGCATGATATTTTGCATATAATGCATCTAATAATAATCCATTCATATTTTTCCTTTTTATTTATTATATTAAAAATTATTGACGAATCCTATCTTCTTTGGGACAATTATCATAATCCATTTTGAATGGACACCACTTGCAATGCTTAGATCCTTTTCCAGCAATAGATAGATAATTTTGTTCTACTCGCTTATTGCCATTTGCATCAAAACAAAATTCTATAAATGAGTCAATGTCACGTTGAATTTGTTTTCGTGTAATAGATCCAGAAGCAGGATTAAGTATTTGTATACGTCTTTGTGGGAACATTGATTCTTCTAATAATTTTCGTTTTACTATAAAGAATTCAATATCTATGTTGTCAATTGGAGTGCCAAATTGATCTGCAAAATACTTTTTATATGCAACTAGTTGTGCTGCTTTTAACTTATCTGCCTTTTGCCATTTATTCCACCCCATTCGGCTAGTTTTAATGTCTAATATTTTTATTTTATTTAGTACAGTATCTCTAACTACTATATCTATAAATCCATACCAATATACATTTTTATTAGTTAGCGATGCTGGTACGCCTAATTCTACTTCTATACCAACTAGTTCCATATTCTTAGTAGAAAAATATTGAGCTCTTCTTTTCTTAAACCATTCTATAATTTGAATACCATCTTCTAAATGTTCTGCTAACTCTTCTGGAGTAGAAAAATGAATTCCATTATTTGCTTTTAGTCCTTTAGTATATTCTAATTTTAGACAAGTTAATAACATATCATGCAAATCTATTTCATTTGCTGCTTTTACTGATTGAGTATACATTACAGTTAAATATTCTTGTAATGTTTCATGGAAAGCTGTACCAAAACATGTTGCAATACTATGAGTAAATGGAGCTAATTTATCAATATATGATAGTTTCCATTGCTTTGGACATTTTGAAAACATTGACCATTGAGAATATGATATCTTTGCAGGTACTTTAGATACATCAGTTAATGATAATTTATATATAGGATTTATGTAACCGCTTTTCATATTATGGATACATTATTAAGTCTTGTTTGCACTCATTAAGTAGATCATCTTTCATATCAGCAATCTTATCATAAAATTCTTCAATTGCTTCATCATGCTTTTCTTGAGAGTCAAAATCTTCATCATCTGGATATGGTGGTATATTATCATCTTCTACTATAAATTCAGATCCATGTTGATTTGCATATCCGCCCGAGACATTTTGATATGCTTCGTCTTCACTTGTAGCCTCCATTTCAAAATCTCCAAACTTTTTAAAGTGTTCTGCTAATTTATGAAATAACTCATCTGGTGGATACCAGGCAGAATCAAATGTTAAATCAATAGTATCATCGTCAAGTTGCCAGTCATGAACAAAGCACCATTTAGTTCCTAAATTTTCTGTATTCCATTCTCTTGAATATTCTTCAGGATAATCGTCATATATTAATTTAAATAAATTTTCTGCTACTATAGTCGACTTTTGATTCCAGTCTGACTTTTCTACTTCTGGCGTAATAATCTTATCTGAGAATTCTTTTATTACGTTTTTTGAAGATTCAATACTTACATTAGTATATACGTTATTTGCCATAATATTTTTATTATATTATAAGAAATTATTTGGAATGATCCAAGTATTCAACTAAATATATGTCAATTAAATCTTCGGATTTGCTAGTATACTGATATTGGATATTTAATGAGTCTGTATTGGTTTGTACAAATATCATTTTTTTCCTTTCAACATCTTTTTTATTTCTTTTTCATTATATCCATACTTTGACAACAAAGTACTGCAACTATCTTTAGACATTAATTCAACATAATCAATGGCTTCTGTCTTACTTACTAGATAGTGGTCTGCAATTTGTGAAACTAAATTAGTATCATACTTATCTTCCTTTTTTCCTTTTATGTACTTAGCAAAGGTTCTCTGGGCTGGTAATAAGCCGTGATAGAGACGATAAGTATCTCTTGGTGATAATAACCCAATTGTATATTTTTGTAACTGATTAATTACTTCAATTAGTTCCATTCTCATTGATAACCATCTATTGACAATAAAAGGAGCGAATTTTTTATGATCTATATCTGTATATTTAGACCATTCTTTCTTTTCATGTGTCATTCCATTAATAAAGTCGAAGATAGTTGCAGGTTTCTTTGTCATAGTTTATACTTGTGCTTATATGTATCAATAAATGATTCGCCAACAGCTAATTCTAATACTAATGCATTTTCAGGAACTCCTGGCATTTTCTTTTCATTAACAACGTCGACATTTTTGTTTTTAAAAACTTTCATTTTAGTTTTAGCATTTCTTCTAATAGAAAAAATGCTAAAACTAAAATGAAA